GTGTCTGGTCATCTTCGCGCAACGCGTTCGCTGAGTTCGAGGACCAACGCCGGGACGACTCGCGCTTCACCGTGTTCCTGCTTACGACGAGCGTGAGCGCCGTGCCGCAGGTCACGCAGACGCTTTCCCGAGCCGGCATCACCTACTTCATCGACCGAGTCATGCTCGACGCCGAGGGCGCGGGATGTGAACTCGAAGTGCAAAAATCGATATGATCGAGATCGAGGCCAGTTTCTCGCGGCTAGAATTCCAACTAGCAAAGCTCGCCAACGCGGCGAAAGTGGACCTCGGGCTGGTCATCAAGGAGGAGGCGAAATACGCGATCCAAACCATCGTCAAATTCACGCCGCCCAAGAGCAAGCAGCAGGGCGCGAACGCGGTGCGGGCTGATTTTTCCAGACTGGCGGAGCCGCTGGTTTACCAAGACCTGCAAGCCAAGGCCACGAAGGGCGGATTCTACACATCTATGGCGCGCTACGTGCGCAACCGTCAGGTCGAGAAACTTCGCGCGCTTTTGCGCAATCCGAAGCTCTCGCACTACTACGGCATGAGACTTTTGGAGAACGAAGACGCGCTGCGCCTCGAACATCGGCGCAAACAAAACGCTCGCGGGAGAATCACCGGTAAGCCGGATCAGCTCGCGTTCGGCGGCGACTTCAAAAAGTATCGCAACGAGATCGAGGGCCGCGTCGGCTGGACGGTCTCGGGCTGGAACTCGTCGGCAAAAGTGACTGGTGCGCGTTACAAGAAATTCAGCGACAAGCTCAAGCCGCAGGCGAGCGGCAACAAGTTGTTCGGTTCGGTGAGATCCAGCTTCGGTCCGCAGCCTTTCATCAAAGCGACGGCGCACAACGTGAAGATCCCAAATTACCAGCGCATGATTGACGGCGCGATTAACTCGCGGATCCAAACGACCGTCAAAAAGATTGAGGCGATACGTGCAAACGCTGCGGTCAATTTGGGTTTCATAAGAGTAAAAGGAATGATGCCACTTAAAACCGCAGCATGAGCACCCGCACAAACATCCGCAACGCCACCGCCACCGCGCTTACGGGCGCTCTCGTCGTTCCGACGGCGAACATTCTGCGCGGGCGCAACAACACGATTGCGAGCGTCAGCTTTCCGGCCGCAGCCGTTTACGCAGTCAGCGAGCAGATCGAGGTCCGCACGCTCGGGCCAAGCAATCGCACGCAATACCGGCAGCTGCAACTCGTGGTGGATTACTTTATCGCTGAGAGCGGCACCTACCTAATCGATGACCTTTTCGACACCGGATCGGCAGCGGTCGAGGCGGCGGTGCTCGCGGACGTGACGCTGGGAGGCGTGTGCCAGGATACGCATTTGACGGGAGTCGATTATGTGATTGAGCCAGACGAGGACCGACGTTTCGGCACGGCTCGGCACACCTTCAACTGCATCTATTTTTCAACCGACTAAAAAAATTTTATGGCAACCAAACTCGGCCGAGAAGGCCTCATCAAACTGTCCAGCACGACGATTGGCGAGCTAAGGAACTACGCTCTGACCCACTCGTCCGACACGGTCGAGGACTCCGTCCTCGGTGACACCTACCGCACCCGGCTCGCATCCATGAAATCGTTCTCGGTTTCTGGTGACCTTTATTGGGACGAAGGCGATGCCGGCCAACTCCTGATCACCATCGGCTCGCAGGTCACGCTCAACCTTTACCCAGAAGGCGGCACCACCGGCGACGTTTACTATTCGGGCGCGGCCATCGTCACCCAGTTTAACGTCTCCGCGTCATTCGACGGCATTATCGAGGGCTCGATCGCCTTCGAGGGCAACGGTCCGCTGAGCACGCTCACGGCTTAATTTCGCAGGCAAAAAACACACAACACACATGGACGCAATCGACCTCGTCAGAGAACACTTCGCATCACTCGGCACGCGCAAAATCGACGTGCCGGAGTGGAAGCTCGTGGTGCACGCAACGCCGGTAACGCTCTCGGAAAAGAACCGGCTCTATCGTCGCAGCAAGGAGAACGACATGGAGCTGCTCGTGGACATTCTGATCATGAAAGCGACCGACGAGCACGGCGCGAAGCTGTTCACGATTGAGCACAAGCCGACCTTACTGAACAAGGCGGACAGCAACGTCGTCGGCCGCGTCGCAAACGCCATTCTCGCGGATGACGCGCCGAAGGTGGACGACCTAAAAAACTGATTTACGGTGGGGAGGCGGCAGACCTCCTCGCCGTTTACGCGCTCGCGGATCGTCTGCACAAATTTGCCTACGAGGTGCTCGCGATGCCGGCCGAAGAATTGAACGGCTGGCTCGCTTACATCGAACACCAAAACCGAAAACTAAAAAATCATGGCTGAGGCGACATTCACACTGCGGGCGGTCGATGCGACAAAGGCGGCTTTTGCTGGCGTGCAGAACAGTCTTTCGCGGCTGGAAAAAAGCACCGCAACCATCGCAAAACTCGGCAAAAACCTTTTGGGTGGGAGTGCAGTTGTGGCGACGATGACGATGCTCAAGGGCAAAATCGATCAGGTCGTAACAGCGAGCGAGGAGATGGGAATGAGCGACGAGCAAATTCTTGGCGCAATGCGCTTTCAAAATGCAATCGAAGTGACGCTGAACTACATCATGCAGATTCCTGCTCTGCTTGCTCGTGCTGGTTTCGCTCTAGGTGAAATGACTGGGCTGCTAAGCAAGACGGATTTAGCAGAACAATTAAGAAAATTCAGGGAAGCGGCCGGTGCTAAAGAGCTTAAATCGCTGGGTGAAACGGTGCAGTCTCTCGGCAAAGATTTCGACAAAATCGGTCAATCAACTGGCGCTGCTTTTGATGAAGCTACCGCAGATGTGCAGAGGCTTGAAAACGCGATGGCGGCAATCGCTACAAAAAACCCGCTGGAAAGAGCAAAGCTGGAAGTAGAACTAGCGAAAGCCTACAATGCAGAGCGGCAGATAGGTCTGGATTTATCGAAGCAAATTGCGGACGCGCAAGTTGAACTGACGAAGAGCAAACCCAAGGGAGAAATTGCTGAAATCTCCAGTCCGATGAACCTAAGGGCACTTAATGAACTGCGAGGCATTCAAAATCAGCAGATGATTCAGATCAACAACGAGATGATTACAGCAATAGCGAACGGCGCAGCGGTTGGAGTGATCGAAGAAAGGAAACTGAAGCTCATGAAAGAGCAGACGGACGTGAACCTTAAGCTGAACAAGATTCTTGAGGCAAACGACGCGATCTTTTTGAACGCTGGCGACATGATCGCCCAAGGCTTCGAGGACGCAATCTTGAGCGGGCAAAAGCTCGGCGAAGTCGTCCGCTCACTCGGTCGCGATTTAGTGCGGCTAGTTTTCCAGCAAATGGTCACAGCACCGCTCGCAAAAGGTATCTCTGCCGCATTGAGAATTCCATTTATGGCAGCCGGCGGACCCGTCAGCGGCGGCTCGCCCTACGTCGTCGGCGAGCAAGGCCCAGAACTATTTGTTCCACACGCGTCGGGCACCATCGTTCCGAACAACAAGATGGGCGGCGGCAGCGGATCGGGCAGCGGCAGCGTCACCGTGAATTACAACATCGCAGCCGGCGTCTCGCGCGCCGAACTCGCTCCGATCCTCGAACAAGAGCGGCGCCGGCTCAAGGCCGAGATCCCAGACATGGTTCGACGCGGCGGCGGATACCGTGCAGCCTTCGCCTAATCGTCATGGCCATCACCTATCCACTCACGCCGCCGAGTCCGTTTAATCTCTCGCGCTTGTCGTTTACGGGCGTCTCTGCGACCTCGCGCAACACGTCGCCCTTCACGTTGCAGACCCAGCAATACAACTGGCCAGGTCAAGCCTGGCTCGGCTCGGTCGATTGTCCGCCCATGAAGCGTGCGGACGCGGAGGAGATCGTCGCGTTTCTGCTCAAGGCGCAGCGCGGCACGTTCTATTTTCAAGACTACGCCAACCCGTTGAACCGAGGCGGCGTGACCGGGAACCTCACCGTTTCCAGCGCAACCGCAAACGGCACAACGCTCGGAATCAGCGGAGCGAGCGGGCAATTCGCCGTTGGCGATTGGCTGCAAATCTCCACCTCGCTTTACAAGGTCGTCGAATCGACCTCGTCATCGAGCGTGGACGTTTTCCCGGCTCTCCGCAAAAGCTACGCCGGCGGCACTTCGATCATCTACGGCAGGACCGGAAACGCCGCTCGCGCTCAAGGCGTCTTCCGTCTCGCATCACCAAGCACCGAGTGGGCCATCGGAGAGGCGAGTATCTACGGCGTGGGCTTCGCAATCATCGAGGACGTGGAGTCATGAGCATTACCACCGCAGGCCGGTCGCTCTCGGCCAACATGGTCACCGAGGTCAGCGCCTCGCAGCTCTCGCCGATCTTGCTCGCGTCGTTCTCGTTCTCAACGCCGGTCCGGCTTTGGAGCGGCTACGGGACGATCACCGTCGGCGGAGTGACCTATCTCGGAAGCGGCACGCTGGGCACAATATCTCCGGTCGAGGAGACCACTGACCTCTCGGCGCGTGGAATCAACTTTCAGCTCTCGGGTGTGCCGAGTGCTCTGATTGCGGTCGCGCTCACCGAGAACTACCAAGGCAAAGCTTGCTCCGTGTTATTTGGTGCGCTCGATGCCAGCGGTGTGCTGGTGGCATCTCCCATCACTATCTTCGCCGGTCGGATGGACGTCATGGCGATCAATGACGACGGGCGGACTTCAACCATAGGTTTAAGTGCGGAAAACAAGCTCGTGGATTTTCGCCGGCCGCGTGAAGTGCGCTACACCCACGAAGAACAGCAGAACCTTTATCCACCCGGCCCCGGCACACCCGGCGATCTTGGCTTGGAATTCGTCAACGCCATTCAGGAAAAGCAAATCTACTGGGGCAACGCGAAGCTTGCGGCGCCGGTGAACGAGGGCGGCGGCGAGACCGAGGTCACTTCCTACATGTGACCATGCCAGCACGCCGCGACAACTGGCCGAACCTTCTCGCTCAATTCATTGAGCAGCGGCGCGAGCAGCCTTTCGCGTGGGGCGTAAACGATTGCTGCATCTTCGCGGCCGATTGGGTCGAGGTCTGCACCGGCGAAGATTACGCCAAAACGTGGCGCAATCGCTACTCATCAGGACTTGGCGCGGTGCGATTTCTGGACGAGGCGGGCGGCGTCGAGGCTTTGGTGGACGCGCTAGGGCTGCAACGAGTCGCGCCGCAGTTGGCCGGGCGCGGTGACATAGTCGCTCAAGAAGCCGGACGAGGAATGACGCTCGGCATTTGCCTCGGCGTGACCACGGCTTTCGTCACTAAAAACGGCTTAGCGTTTGGCTCGATTGCGAACGCAGAGAAATCTTGGAAAGTCTAAAATGGAAGCACTCACAATTTGGATCCTCGCGACAGCTGCCGAAATCACCGGGACCACCATCGTGCTAAGCGCCGGTGGTCTTGCTGTCGCTACGTCAATCACGACCTTTATCGTCGTTACCGCTGCTTCGATGGCCGCGTCGAAACTGCTCGCGCCGAAGATGCCGAGCTTCTCGGACTCTTCGATGACGGACCGGTCTCAAATGGTCCGCAATCCCATCTCGGCGCGGTCGATGGTTTACGGAAAATGCCGGGTCAGCGGGACAATCGTTTATCTCAGCACGACGGGAGACAAGAATCAGTTCCTGCACATCGTCGTCACGCTCGCCGGCCACGAGATCCAAGCCATCGACGAAATCTATTTCAACGACGAGCTGGTGCCGCTCGATGCAATCTTCACAAATGAGCCGACCGGTTTTTACGCAGGCGTCGCGCGCATCAACAAGCATCTCGGCGAGACTTATCAGACGGTCGATGTGGATTTGAAATCTGACACCGCGAGCCTGACGGATGGAAAATGGACGGATGATCATCGCCTGCGCGGCATCGCCTACCTTTACGTGCGTCTCACGTGGGACGCCGAGAAATACCCGAGCGGCATTCCTAACATCAGCGCCGTCATTCGCGGCAAGAAAGTGCTCGATCCGCGCACAAGCACGACCGCCTACTCGGCCAACGCCGCGCTCTGCTTGCGCGACTACCTGACCGACACATCGCTAGGCATGGGCATGACCGCCGCCGAGGTGGACGACACCGCTTTCGGCGTCGCCGCCACCATCTGCGAAGAGCAGGTTCAAATCCTTCCCGTCTCGCCCGTCGTAAACGAAAACCGCTACGAGGCCAACGGCGTCATCGTGACGAGCGCATCGCCCGACGAAAACATCGGCAAGCTCCTCAGCGCGATGGGCGGCTTAATCGCCTACACGGGCGGCCGCATCGTGCCTTACGCTTCAGCCTACCGGATTCCGACCGTCACGCTGACCGAAAAGCATTTTGTGGGACCGCTCAACGTGCAGACGCGGACGAGCGCACGCGACCGCGTCAACTCGGTTAAAGGCGTTTACGTCAGCGAGACGAACAACTGGCAGGTAACGGATTTCCCGACGATCAGCTCGCCGACCTACGTCAGCGCGGACAACGGCAACGTCTTTTTCCGCGACGTTGTTCTACCGTTCACCACCTCGCCTAGCTGCGCTCAACGGCTCGCCGTGCTGGAACTGCGCCGCGCTCGCGAGGAAATCACGTTCTCTGCACGCTTCCGCCTCGAAGCGATGCAGGTCCGGGCCGGTGACACGGTCATGATTACCAACGAAAAGCTCGGCTGGTCGTCGAAGGTCTTCGAAGTCATGGAGTGGAATTTTGCGAGCGACGGCACGCCGCCCCAGGTCTTCATCGACATGACGCTGCGGGAGACCGCTTCGTCGGTCTACTCGTGGGACGTTGACGAGGAAATCTTTGTTGAGGACTCACCGAACACGACCTTGCCCGACCCGTTCACGCTCGGCGCGCCGACGAACCTTTCGCTCACGGCAGACGGCACGACGCAGCTCGTGCAGGCCGACGGTGCAATCATTCCGCGTATCCGCGTCGGCTGGACGCCACCGGCTGAGGCGTTTATTATTTCAGGCGGCGAGGTCGTCATCGAATACAAGCCGAGCACAAGCGTAACCTACCTCACGGCGAACACGGTGAAGGGCGAAGTCACCGAGGAATTTATCGACGCAGGCATCAAGGTCGGCACAAACTACAACGTCCAAATCTACGGGCTAAGCAAATTCGGTGTTTCCACGACTTACACCGCCGGCTCGATTACGGTCTCGCCGGACACGACGCCGCCCGCGGTTCCGACCTCGTTGACCGCTATCGCCGGCACCGGCCAAATCATTTCGCTCGACTGGGCGGACAACACCGAACTCGACCTTGGCGAATACGGCGTTTATCGGAACACCTCCAACGATCCGGGCGCAGCGGCTGAGATCGCGCAGACGCGGGCAAGCCGATTTGTCGATGTCAGCCTGACGCTAAATCAGCAGTATTTCTATTGGGTCACCGCCTACGACCGGCAGGAAAATCAAAGCGCGAAGAGCGCAACGGCGAGCGCCACTGCGGTCGCAGTCGTGGCCGGTCAGACCGACCCGACGCCGCCAGTTGACCCGGCTGCGCCGACGGTCGCCTCAACTACGACCTACCTTTCGAGCGACGGAACGGTGTTCGCTCAGATCGTCGTCAGCGTGCCAGCGTTCACGACCCGGACGGCCGTGATGAACGTGCTCTATCGCAAGAGCGGCCAGACCGGTTTCATTGTCGCGGATCAGCGCAGCACGGGCGGCGGCACGTCATCGATTGACGACCTGACACCCAACGTGAGCTATGAGATCGCGGTGCAGGCGTTCTCCGCGTTCGGGATCGGCAGCGCCGTGGTGACAGGGCCGACGCAACTTGCGCCGAGTAAAACGACAGGGCCGGCGGCGCCGATTCCGCTTTCGCCGGCGTTGGTCGGAAATGTTGAGCCTCGAAAAATTGGAGCAGTCTTTGCGTTCGGTTCGCTTGCCGAGTGGCAGGAAAACACAGAGCAAGATTTTGCTTACTACGAGGTCAAGGCGACGCTCACGAACTCCGACGCGGCGGTCGATTACAGTTGGGGATACGCTGAAATTTTCGAAGCGCGGTTCACCTTTTACAACGCAACTCTGCAAGCCGGCCACGTTCGCGTGCGCTCAGTCAATCGCAGCGGAGTCGCGAGCGCATGGACTTATTTCGGCAACGCAAACGGCTTCGCATCGCTGGGTCTTGTTTTTGGAACTGCCGCCGAATCCGTCGCTGAAGGCAACGACACCCGCATCACCGGCGCAGCGCAGAAAGCCTCGAACCTCTCGGACGTTGCCAGCCCGTCCACCGCTCGCGCAAATCTCGGCATCAATCGTTTCTCGCACGTCGAGACCTTCACATCCGTCGGCGCAGCGAGCACAACTTTCACGTTCACGCACAGCCTCGGGACGGTGCAGGACTACGTTCTCGCGCAATGCGTCGATCCTGCGAACAACCTTTTGATCGCGCACGATTACGCCAACGCGGGCAACACGACCAACGCCACCGTCTTCAAGGTCGAGACCATCGACGGCTCCAACATCAGCGACGGCGGGCGGCGCTTCACGATTCATTTCGTGCAGTGATTGCGCGCTGAGTCTGTTTTTTGTTCAGACGTAAGCCGTTGACTATCAACGCGCACGGATTGCGTGCGATACTTCGCGCACATTTGGCTTCACATCTTCGGGCGGATGGTTATGGTTTGCTCATCGGAGGGAATTAACCCGACGACAAAACAACATGAAAAACAAAACGACCCAGATCAAAAGCCTCGAAGCCTTGAAAGCCGCTGCACCAGAAGGAACGCGATTCATTCACACCGCGAGCGTCATGGACGATACCGGAACCGGCGGGTTTTGCGGATTCTACGCCACCCCAGAGCAAGAGGAAGAATACAACGACGGAATGGCTCGGATGGCCGAGATGGGCTGAGCAAACCCACCACCGCAAACCACCCCGCTACCTCTTCGGAGGCGCGGGGTTTTCCGGTGCCAGCCAACGCGATTTAACGCCGAAGCGCGCAATCAAACATGACATCCCAATCCGCCCTCACCCAAGCGCTGATCCTCGCGATCACCGCACCTGATCAACAGCGCGCCGACCGAGCCATCGCTCTCGCCGAATCTATCGGCGCGGGCTGCACGGCGAAGCAGATTGCAGCGGCGAAGCGCAACGCGGCAAAACTCACGAAATGAAACGCGCACTCCTCCTCCTCGCGCTTGCGGCCACCGCGCACGCAGCGCCACCAGACTCGTTCTGGCGGGCTTTGCACATCGTCGAGACATCGGCTCGCACCGGTCCGATCATCGGCGACGGCGGACGCGCGCTGGGACCGCTTCAGATCCACCGCGCATATCACGCGGACTCACGCGTTGCCGGCGATTACAGCCGAGTGGCCGATCTCGACTACTCCAAGCGGGTGGCGACCGCTTACCTCAAGCGCTACGCGCCCGCGGCGTGGAAGGCGGGCGACGTCGAGGTGCTGGCTCGCGTGCACAACGGCGGACCTCGCGGGCATCTCAAGTCGGCGACCAAGGGCTACGGCGTGCGCGTCAAGGCGCTTTCAAAATGAACCCACCCGACCAACCCACCCTCGCGCCGACGCCAAGGACGGAACGCTACCGATGCACTTGCAATCCAAACATGGACGAGGCCGACGCAGCTTGGATATTGTGCCGCACCCTTGAACGCGAACTGGCCGCAATCGAAAGATTGCGATTTGGTGCCGATGCGGACCGCCGACGGTTGCGTTGCGAACTCGCCGCCGCGAAAGCGGAGTGCGAGAGGTTCAGGCTTTTTACACTGAAGCAAGATGGCGAACTCACCCGCCTCCGCGCTCTGTTCCCTGCAATCCTCGCTGCTCTCAGAAATGGAGGGGGCTGCACGACGGACGTTAGCGTTGAGTTTTTGGAGTGTGTTCCCAACGAGGTCGCGTCGGTAGTATCCCGCCTCCGCGCCGAGGTGGAGCGGTGGAAAACCGTTGCCGCCGAGATGTCGCAGGAGCGCGAGCACAACGCAAATGAAGCGTCACGCCTCCGCGCCGATGTGGAGCGGTTGACGGCCAAAATCGGAAACCAAGCGGATAGGATACGCTATCTTGAAGGCGCGACCAACCACGCTACTGGCACGCCGCTATCGCAAGCCATTGCCCGTGCCGAGAAAGCCGAGGACATTATCCGCTCATTGTGCCGGATATCCAACATACCCATAGGCTCAGACGCCGCCACCAACCCCGCCATGAAAGGCACGACTTAACTTTATGACCAACGAACAACACACCGAACTCCTCACCGAGCTGCGCGCCATCCGCGCCGCTCTCGAAAAGCCGAAGCCAATGCTCAGCCTGACGACCGCAACCACACCAACCGCGACGCCGGACACCCTGCCGCTGCCGGCGATTGCAATCGCGGACGCGGGCAGCGTGCAGGTCCACTTCGGCAAGAACGCTGGCATGCCGATTTCTTCTCTCAGCGACAAGCAGCTCCTTTGGTATGGCACCGAGCGCCCGGCATCGCTCAAGAAGGACGGAACACCATTCGCTCCACGCGAGGCGGACGTTCAGCTCCTCAACGCGTGCCGCACCTTGTGGCATCAGCGCAAGAGCGGCGCTCCAATCGCGCTCACGACGCAGCCGGCAGACGACGGCGAGAACGTGCCGTTCTAAAACTTCTCGGCGGTTCCGAGCATAAACCCAACCCTACGACGGCGCTCGTGCCGGTGCGAAAATACGCGAGCAACTATTTCCCAAAAGGAAAACCCGCCGGCCAACGACGACCGGCGGGACACACGAAACACACACACGATACACTAACATGGACAACGTAAAATCAGAGATCGCGGTCGCAGAGACCGCTACGAAATCGCCGATTCAGTTCGGCTCAAACGGAGTGCAGCTTCAAAGCATCGACGAGGCTTTCCGCTTCGCTCGGGCCGTTGTCGCCTCGGGCTGGGCGCCGAAGGGCATGGAGAAACCGGAGTCGGTGATGATCGCCATCCAGTTTGGCATGGAGATCGGGCTGACGCCGATGGCCGCGCTGCAAAACATGGCCGTGATTAACGGTCGCCCGGCAATCTACGGCGACGCGGCGCTTGCGCTGGTCCGCTCCAGCGGCCAGCTCGTCTCCTACAAGGAGACCGAGGTGGGAGAGCCGGGCAAAGACACGCACGGCTTCACCGTGACGGTTCAGCGCAAAGGATTCGACGCAGCATCGGAGACGTTCACGATGGGCGACGCGAAGGCCGCGAAGCTCTGGGGCAAGGCCGGACCGTGGTCGGACTATCCCAAGCGCATGATGAAATTCCGCGCACGCGGTTTCCTTCTTCGCGATCAGTTCGGCGACATCCTCAAGGGCTTGAGGACCGCCGAGGAAGCGCGGGACATCCCAGCAGAGATCAACGTCACGCCGCTGGCCGACAAGCTCGCGGGCGGACTGAGCGAGGCAATCAACAACTAATGAAACCACGCGAGAGAACATCAGGAATTCCGACCCGTCGCAAAGACGTGCACCTCGAGATCGCAAAGCCGAAGCGGAAGCAGGCCGTCGATGAGACGACTTACAGCCGAAACAAAATGGGCATCGCGGTGGACAGTCGCGGGCGATTCATCGGCCGGCGCGACATCGAAAAGGGCGCGGCACATTTCTGGGACTCACGCAGGAGAAAAAACACATGAACGACAACGACACGAAAGGTCAGGCAATTATCAACGCGGCGACGGAGCAATTCCGAAGCCTGCTCGAAACAAACTTCCGCAGTATCGCTAAGGCCGCGCAAGACGGATTCATCGAAGACGAAGAGGCGACCGAGCCGAAGGCGAAAGCCTCGTTTTCAGTTGAGTGGGACTCGCTCGCGCAAGCGCCGAAGGTCGGCGTGAAGATCGCGTGGTCGGTCCGATACAAAGACGAGTCGGAGACGGAGATCGATCCGCTGCAATCGAAGCTGGGGCTGGAGGTGCAATCATGAGCGCGCCTACCAACGACGGAGGAAACGCGTTTCCCCACGCCCAGCGACTCTGGGACAACGACGCACAAAGCTGGGCGGTGCATAGCGTTGGAGGCATGACGCTGCGCGACTACTTCGCGGGTCAGGCGTTGGCGGGGTTTGTTGGAGAATGGGAAAAAGAAATTCGCCTAGAAGGGACTGACGACATTTGTGATGCAAAAAGAAGAGAAAGCGAAAGGGACATTTGGTTTAAGCAAACAGCTTTTACCTGTTTTGCTTATGCCGACGCAATGCTCGCCGCACGCAAGGAGGTGCAGCCATGAGCGCCGAAACCATCGAAGCCTACCACGCCAACCCGGCGATCTCGCACAGCAAGCTTGAGTGCTACCGCAGGCGGCCGGCGCTCTACTTCAAGAAATACGTCGCCAAGACGTTGCCTCAGCCGGAAGACACCGGCGCTTTCCGACTCGGCTCGGCGGTGCATTGCGCGGTGCTCGAAGAAAAGGAATTCGCAGCGCGCTACATTCTGCGGCCGGACTGCGACCGCAGAACGAAAGAAGGCAAGATCCAGTTCGCCGAGTTCAGCGCTCAGCACGCGGACAAGACCTTGCTCGACGCCGACGAAATGGCGCAGGTCGTCGCGATGCGCGAGGCGGTGGCGGCGCATCCGATCGCGTCGCGACTGCTCGCGGAAGGTATGCCGGAGATGACTTGGCGCAAGCTGCAGCCGAACGCACTCGGCGCTCTGCAATGTCGCACCGACTGGTTCGCTCCATGCGGCTGCGACATCAGCGATTTCCGTCCCTACGCGCTGGACCTCAAGACCGTCGAGAGCCTCGACAGCGACGCGTTCCGCAACTTCGAGAGGGCTGCGTTTTCCTACGGCTATCATCGGCAAGCGGGATTCTACCTTCCGCTCATCAATGAAATCTTGGGGTATCCGGTCTCGCGGATGTATTACGTCGCGGTCGAGAAGTGCGAGCCTTACGGCGTCGCGGTTTACAAGCTCAGCGACGACGCAATCGCCAAGGGCCAAGACGAGAACATCGCGGACTTGGTGCGGCTCAAGCGCAGCCTCGAAACGAACGAGTGGCCGAACATCGAGCCGACGATCCACGAACTGAAACTGCCGGGCTGGTATGACAAACAGCGATGAAGTCTAACCTGAAATACAACTGGCGCATCATGCTCGTCAGTCCTGAGCATCGGATCACCGCGCACAAGAACTGCACGATTGAGCAGGCGCTGCTCACCGCGAACGAACTCGAAACCGAAGTCGATTGGCTCGTGACCGGCGTATTCATTTCGCGACACCCAGAGCCATGAACGACATCCTCATCATCACCACCGTCACGCTCTGCACCGGCATCGGATATTACGTCGGGCACGCGCTCGGCAAACGCCGCGGCCGCGACGAGCAATGGGTCAGCGACTACCTCGCTTACGAACGCAAAACACAGGCCGGCCGAGACAACCTCGGACGGTTCAAAAAACGAAAGGCACCTTATGGTAAGATCAAAATTACAGCATCAAAAAACGAATCATGAAATTGACCGGCGGCTGCTCGAAATGCAGTCACCGAGCGAGATCGTCCGAGTCATGCGAGGCGCGACGCTCAGCAATGTCCACGCGAGGGCGCGGAGAATGAGCTTGGCGCTGCACCGCATCACGCCGGCCGAGAGGGACCATCTCGTCTGGCTGCGGAAGGGAGCGAAGAAATGAAACCCCATCGACAAAGAATAGCCATCGCGGAAGCGTGTGGCTTCAAATGTAGCGAATACTCGGACGAATTGGGGCAACTCGTCGCGGAGTTCACCCCCGACTACCTCAAAGACTTGAACGCCATGCACCAAGCGGAGGGGGTGCTGTGTAATCAGTTCAACACGATTGGAGAAGCATACTGGCGGAACCTTTCGCACGTTGAACCGCATCCAATCTACGCAACCGCCGCCCAACGTGCCGAGGCTTTTCTCCGCACGATTGGCAAATGGGAGGAGGACGAATGAACACCTTTATTTTCGGCGACCCGAAAGGACAGCCACGGGCGAGAGCGTTCGCTCGGAAGATGGGCGCGAAGCACGTCGCCAGAATGTATGACTCGGACGTTGCCGACGCGTGGAAGCGCGCGGTTGACCTCGGGATCGAGCGCGATTGGGAACACAGGGCGCAGCCGCTCGTCCTCGATCCGGTCGGAGCGTTCGAGTGCAAGCTCACGTTTTTCTTCCGCCGGCCGAAGTCGCACTACGGGAAAGGCGGACACGTCAAGGCGAGCGCGCCCATTTGCCACGTATCAAAGCCGGACGCGGACAATCTCGCGAAGCTCATGCTCGACCGCATCACGCGCGGCGGGCGGATCTGGCGGGACGACTCGCAGGTCGCCAAGCTCAAGGTCGAGAAGTTCTGGGCGATCACTGACGCGCGCATCGGCGTTTACGTGAGCGTGCAGCGATTCGAGGGGAGCACATGAACTGGATTAACATCAAAACCTCGGACCTGCGCTCCGCCGAATTCATCGGGTCCGACCCAACTGCTCGCGGCACATGGGTCGCCGTGCTCGGTTATTGCTACGAGCAGGAAAACGGCG